ACTAAAACCACCGCTTGAACCAGCATAAACATCATAATTTTGCATCCCACCATGTTCTATTGGTTTTGCTATTGGCTTTAATACATCTCCTTCCTGTTTATATAAAACAGTTTGAAAACTTTTTTCACCGCCTTCAGTTGCTTTACCTGGAACAAGAGTGTCTGCTGTATAAGAATAATAATCTTTGGTTAATTCATTTAATTTATTAAAAACTTGTTCATCTACTGATACTGTTCTTGTAAGTGGTTTACTGCCAGCAGACATACCCTCAGAATCATATAAATATTGAACAATGCCGTCAGTTTGTCGGCCCGTCTCTGAATCAATACTTACCCCCCCTACTGGAACTTCATAGGGTTTAAATGCAGATTTATCTATATTAAATTGTTTAGCAACTTGGTCTAAGTTTTGAAAATCATAACTTAATGGTTCTGATGGATTACCAGATAATCTCATGCCACCAAATTCTTCTGAACTGTACCTTTTTGGTATTGCCTCGACACCAAAAGCAGCAGCCCCTCTTGCTAATTTGCCGCTTGTTGAGTTTTGCGACCAACCTAAATTAGATGACAAACCTCCTCTGCCGTGAGCAAAATCAGAAATATATGTTCCTGCTTTTGGTACTAATGATTCTGCTTGAGATGCGCTTAAAAAAGGAATTTCATAACCGTCTAACTCAGTTAATCCATATTGGCCATAAACAGACCTATTTATTTTTTTTGGAGTAGACATATATTCCTTAACCGAGCAAGCAGTTCAATAAAACGCCACTAAAAAAGTTGCGTTTTTTGTTAGCATGATTATTAAATATGCTCATTAGAATATGCTTCCAAAGTCATAACCGCCATACAAATTATTTAAATAATCACTACTAGACAAGCCTTGGTCAAACATTCCGCTACTTACAGCTCCAATGTTATTCATGTAATCTGTGCTACTTACAAACGGATTATTTATGCCACTATTTCCAAAGAAATTTACGGCAGAGCTACCAAGTCCTAATAATCCTGAACCGCCTGTACCGCCTGTGCCAGTACTACCAATTAAATTACCTACGCCACCAGCTCCTAAAATTGCAGAAGAACCTAGTCCAAATAGACCTGATTGCAAGTTGGCGGCTCTAGCATTAGCAGCATTTTGTTGTGCAATATCAGCAGCCCTAGAGGTAGTATATGCACCAAGATAGTCAGGGCCAGCAACGGCAGCTTGACTATATGGATTAATGTAACCGGGCGTAGTTGCTGATTGGAAAGCACCGAGTTGTTGCAATGGCAAATTTCTTTGTTGTAATGCTTGTAGATAATTTTGTTGCATTGCAGCGTTATTAGCTTGAGTACTCGCTAATTGATTAGCAAATCCTTGCTGACCTAATTGATTATTAAAGCCAAGATTAGCCAATTGCGCTTGATTTTGACCAAGCAATGCTTGATTACCAAATTGACCAGCTTGTAAATTTTGACCAAACATTTGATTTTGCACTTGTGAACCAGCTAATTGCGCTTGTGTTATTAAATCATTTGTTTTTTGACTTTGTTGCATCATGGCACGGTTATACGCTTCTGTGCCGGGCGCAATGCCTTGATTAGCTAACTGGGCTTGTAAACGTTCTTGGCTTTGTTCAATTTGTGGTTGTAAACGGCTCATTAGCAAATTGCTTGCACGATCCCAGCCTTCCATGCCAGTACCTTGTACTTGGCTTTGTAAGGTAGGAGCGTTACCTATTCCAGCAAATTGAGGGCCTTGACCAACTCGACCTGCTTGATATTGACTAACATCAAAAGGAGTACCAGTAGATTGGGCTAATTGACCTTGAATATTGCTTAAAGACTGTTGTAAAGGCTGCGCTAATTGTTGATTAGCAGTCCATGTAGGATTTCCAAATTGATCTACGCCTTGTGTGTAACTAAGGTTTGCGTAAGGTGTATTTTGGTTAATACGGTTGGCTAGCGTAGCTGCTTGTGCGCCATACAGATTACCCATTGTGGTTGCTTGTGCAGCCTGAATATAAGGGTTTGTAGCGGCATTAAATGGGTTTGAAGTCTGTCCTGTACCTAAAGTAGCGGTATTTGGATTGCCTGTACTAGCAGCCATAGGTGTTGCAGTAGAATCCATAGATGCACTAAAAGCCATAGGCTCTTGCATAGCAGACATAGCGGTTGGCATAGTTTGTGAATCCATAGCAGTAGCCATTGGATTCATTTGCTGCGTACCTATCATTCCTTGTCCTGCACCCATTACCTTCTCCTTATGCCCATTTACAATATTCAGGGCGCATTTCTAGTATCACCAAATCCCCATCATCGTGTGCGTCAGGAATTGTGGCAACATCTCGAAAACCAAGGTGTCGGTCTAGTTTTAGGGCTTTTTCATTGTTCCCTGCAACTGTACCAATTATAACCTTCACTTTCAACTTATTAAATGGGTAATTAAAAACTTCTCTTAAAAAGTCTTTAGTTGCCCAATGTTGCCCTTCTGAAGCTACATGAATCATGCAAGATTTACCATAAAATCCACAATACACTACTACTGCTCTAATCTGTCCATCAATAACTTGACCTAAATAATGAGCATCATCAGGGATTGGCATTTTGTGTGTTTTTGCCCAATCCTTTAGACTTTGCTGATTGAGCAATATCAGAGTACACCCCCACGCTCCATTACATAGTCGGTACTAGCCCAATGCAGTTCAATACCCCTGCTTGCCACATTTAAGTTAATTGAACCTGCAAAGCCTAAACCTGTAACGCCCTGCCAAATTTTAGTAGTAATTAAGCCACCTGCCCAGTTTGCTTGATCCCATCTTGAAGTGTCCCAAACACCGTCACTTAAAGTAGTTGGGTTAAATTGCACCTGTCCTAACTGGGATTGAGTGTCAAAATCCACGCTTAAACCGCATACCACATTAGGTACGCCACCTGTAGATTGCAAAATAGGTCTAACCATCATAAAACGCTTTAATTGCCCGGGACTGTCAAAATAGCTGTAGGCTTGCTGGGCTGTAGCAGTAATGTTATTACCGTTATCTGAGTAACTATCGTAAAAAAGCCCTACATAACCATCACCGCCAAAGTGCATATCGGCATTGCCTGAAACTTCCCAGCAATAACCTTGAATTCCTGTAAATCTGCCCCAAGATTTAGTAATGGTGTGCATGACATATTGTTCCATTCCCGTACTGGTAGGAATAGACAAAATAAGCATATTTTCACCAGCAAAATAGTTAATTTGCCAGCCAAATAGGTCGTAATACAAGGATGCCGCTTGGCTTACAGCGAAATAAATCTTATCAGTCAGGTTTACACGGGGATCAAGGCGGCTAGATTGCAAGGCAGACGCTAAAGGCACTAATCCGTCTTGCGTTAATAGCAATAAATCACCTGCAAACTTGTAAAAGCACCTACGGCTAAAAGTTTGACCTAGTTGCCATACGCCTTTTAGCTGCCATGTGTCAGCATTATCGGGGTCTGTACCGTTATAAACGATAACTTCGCCCATGCTGGTTACAAATACTGCGTAATCGTCTGCGCCTTGACCTGCGTCAAGTGTCCAAGTACCCATTGCTTGCAAAAATCCTGAATTACGGGCAATTCCACCAAAATATAAAGGTGAAGCTGGGCCACTAATTGCATCTACATCCAAATACCAACACGCTAAAGTATCTTTTTGGGTGAAATACAGGCGGTTTTTAAACAAATTGACATTGATAAATGTATTTGAATTAACGCCAGTAATGCCAATGGTCGTATATGTACCGACTACCGTAGCATTTGCAGCAGGGGCAGTAGCCATCGTATATGTAAAGGTACTAGCCCCCGTTACATCAATAACATATGTGCCGTTATAGTTGGATTCTGTAGCACCGCTAATGGTTACTCGATTGCCGTCTACCAATCCATGTGGAGCAGCAGTTGTTAGGGTAGCTGTTAAGTTACCTGCGCCACCCCGTGTAATAGTGCTAATTGTTTGTGCGGTTGTAGTTGTAGCTACAAAAAACCAGCGTGTGCCGTCATAAATGGTTACAGGATCAACACCGTTACAAGCTACTAAAAACTTACCTGCTTGGTTTGTCAAATTAACCGATTGCAATTTATCGCTGTTTAAACCAGTAAATACACGAACTGCTGGGTTTACAGAAGTTTCATAAATCTTGTCACCTGCTGCGGCAAATAGCTTATAACCGCCTATTTCTGTGTAATTCATCAAAGTATTAACAGGGTTTGTAATGCCTATTTCATAACTACC